TGATGTTTCCCAGCGACCTGCTGCCTTACTATCTTCTTGCAGCGAAGTTTCAAAAATCTCTTGATATTCTGGAGAGTCGATAACATGCTTAGCCTTACGACCAAACCGTATCGCTAGTTCGGCGGTGTGGGTAGCTTGAATTATTTTTAAATCTGGCTTCTTTCCAATCATCCAAGCGGGTAGATAATTTGAAGCAAATTCTGATTTTGTATGCCTTGGCGGCATATTTACAATAAGACGTTTAATTTTACCTTCCGCCATATCGTTAAATTTTTGCGCAATAATTTTATGATGACGGCCGCTAATGAATTGGGGCCAAATATATTTTATAAATTCTAAAAAATCCCCTTTGACCTTGGTTTGGGTCTCTATTTGATCTGCTTTTAAATAAGCCTTTAAGTATGCTTTCTGTTCGTCTACTGGTAATTTTTTTATAAAATTTATGTCGTCATTCATATGAATCATCGTTTTTAAAAGTCTTACCATGAGAGTCTGAATTAAGCAATAAAGGGTAAAGTTGGGACCCCTTTTTTTGCTTAGGGGTGGGCCCACCCCGGAAAAGCAAGCTATGCAGTTCTTGCATGTGGTACCTCTATTAAATTCCCACCCCCCCTCCCGAGCCCGGGAGTCGGGAGGGGGGTGGGGGCACGGGGGTGGGCCCACCCCGAATAACGCAAAAGCGATACAACCTGAGGAGGTATGCAAAAATAACATGGGATATTGTGCAGAATTTACTTGACAGCTATTTTAAAACAAGGCGTATTTCAACGCCTTGCCTGTTTAACTTTCAGATGAAAGTTATTCTCTAATTTGATTTGGCATTGTTAAATCTCCATCATTATATTGTTGTTCAGTAATTGGTATTCTTCTACCAAGTAAATCATTAACAAGAAAATGATTATAGTTATTTGAAGTAGTATTATCATAAGTATAGATATAAGTTTTATACCAAGCCTTATCACATAAAACTTTCTTTGGTTCATTTACTCTACCAAAGTGATCTATTGCTCTATCTCCAAACTTACTGAACCAATCGTTCTGACAGTTTAAAGAACAAAAGTTATTTCCACCATAATAAAACTGACTTCTTCTTCTGGTTTGATAACTCTTGTTTCCTTTCGTACCACGAATACGATCTTTAGTTTTGTATTCGTGGCACTTGTTTCCTTGACAGTATTGCATTAAGCTGGTTTTACTTCGATTGAACCAGTAGCTTGACGCCATTGGTTTCCATTTTCATTGGGTGGCGCGTCGCAATCCCAATAGATAAAACAAGGTGTATCGTTTTTTGATACAAAGTATTTTCCTTGTGTATCGGTATCAGGTTTAAACTTT